CGAGCAGGGCCTTTAGTAGAGATTGATAGTCATTTTGAAAATCAATCTCATGCTCAATAACAAACTTGCGAAGTTTTGATGCGGAAATACCTTCTATGTCCTCAGAATCTGGATCTCGTTCTCCTGCAGAAATTACATTTATTTCTTCAAAAAAATAAAGATCATTATTATACTGATTAATTAATTTTTCAAATTCATTCTGACGATCTGCACCTACTACAACATTAACTGTTGAATATCCTTCCTCATTAAGATTTTTAAGAACATCAAGAATATTGCGAAGACTATCATCATCAATGATTTTATCACTATGATTTGGATACATTTCTTTCATTACAGAAATTTTAGTATCTGGATCTAATGGATTCTTTTTAGAATCAATAGATCTTGAAGGATAAATTCTATAATTTTGATTTTCAGAAATCTCAGACAATACATCAAATAATTTCTGATGACCTATTGTGGGAGGATTAAACCTTCCAAATACAATAGAGATAGATTCATTTGTTTGCTGAGAAGGTGGTACTAGTGGTGAAAATTTATTTCGGTTTTGACGAGGATCAGGTTTTCCTACAATTTGCTTTTGATTATAAAACTTTAATTTATTTCCTTTTGTCTTTGCAATAAATTCACCAGTTCTTTTATCGTACCAATCTCCATGCTCATTTCCAACAAGTCCTAGTCTCTTTGCATTAAACTGCGAAAGAGATGTTTTTACTTCGGCAATAAACTGAGAAAACTTTTTCATATGTAGTTAGATATACTTATATTTATTTGCACCAATTTTTTTGGTTATTAAAGTTTGAATAACTAAAGGATTCTCTATTTACCAACTTATACATTCCATATTTATTCGTCATCACATAACCCTCAGAATCAATCCTATCAAAACCAATATATGATTCTGGACCATCATTACGACATAGAAACAAAGAATCTTCCTTAATAGATTTAACTAATTTCCAGAAACGAATCAAATTAGGATCACAATCAAATGCATCATCTTCAATGATACTCTGCTCTCTAATACAACGATTGATTTGTTTTTTAACTTCTGTAAGTTTGTTTCCAGAAATAAATTCGGGAATAGTTGCCATTTGTTTAGCAAAAGTGCAAATTTCTTCTACATCAAAATTTTCCGCACTAAAAAGAATAGATGCTTTTGGATGAACCCATTTTACAGAAGAGTTGGATAGGGTACAGTCTACAAAATTATATTCTAAAGGATATGCTACTGCATTACGAAGATTATCCTCTGTAAAATAAATTGTATGAGGAGCAACTATAATATTTTCTGTTACAATTTCTGAAAATTTGTAAGTAATAGTATTTGGAGTATATTCTTGAAATCCACCTTCACCGATCCAATCCCCCTGCATCCAAAAACTATTTCGTGGAAGATAGTCAAAACAAAGATGAAGAATTCTTGCAACATTACCCTCGTACATTGCATCAATTTCTTCATGCGAATGTGCAATTTTAATTTTAACTTTATTGAAGCAGGATTTGGTAGATACTGCAAATTTACCTGTAGAAGGATTAATTCCCCAACATACTGCAGGAGAACCATCAATTTTTACAGAAAGATGTCCAGGAGTTACAAACCAATCTATAACTGAAAGGTCTCCACTCAGAATACTATCTTCTGGATGCTCAAGGTGGATGTTTTTCATTAGTCAAATTCACTACTCTTAGTATGACATTGATTCCGTTGATTTGGTAAAAAAAAGGACAGTTTTTCAACTGTCCACTGGAATTCTAATTTATCAAAGGTCTCCTTCTTTACGATTCTCTGAGTAATATACGTCAAATGCACCTTCTGGATACCTTGATGATAGTTTATCATAATTCATCTGAAGAATTTCATCAAAGTCAGTATCAAGTGCCATACACGCTTGAGCAATATACCAACAAATATCTCCAAGTTCTCGTTTTAGGTGAAATGCATTTTCCTCATTATACGACTTACCTTGAAGGAAAATTTTTTTTACAACTTCGGTAAATTCACCTGCTTCTGCACTCATGCCAAGAGAGGCAGTTAGAAGACGAGGAACATCAGCATCTACAGTAGTTTCAAGTTCAGTTAAGCGAGAAAGAAGTTGTGCAAAGTCGCTACTTGCTGGACTTGTAGTTTGACGAACAAATTCAATATATTTTTTTGGGTCAATGTGTTGAGTCATATTAGTATTTAAATCCTCCAAATTTTTCTTTTAGCGATGGTTTTTGTGTATCTTCGTAATCATACTCCTCTTCTTTGCCAGAGTCAAGTATGTCCTTTTGAGCACTTTGCTCTACGTCATAAAGACGCATTTTTGCCCTATCAATACCAATCACAAAACGTTTGTGAATGGTTGGGTCATTATATCGGTTTTTAAGTTGTTTTACAAGGATTTGTCCTAGTTCTTCAAGTTCTTCTGTTGAAATCAGTGCAAACATCAAGTCAGCAGTCGCAGGAAGACCAAAAGATTCAGAAGTATCTGTCAATTCTACATCAGACGAACTGTTATGAGTTAGAACATTATTAGCATAAAAGAGATGATTTCCTGATACTTCAATATCAATCATTTCTCTTTCATCAAGTTCTTCAATTTTTAGAATTTTTTTTAACATCATTTCAACAAAGTTTCAAGAGGATTTGGTAGTGAATTTTCAATTCTTTCTTTTGCTATATTAAAGTAATCTTTATTCTGTTCTATTCCAATAAACTTTCTATCTATTTTTATAGCAGCAACTCCAGTAGAACCTGAACCCATAGTATTATCTAAAACTAAATCATTTTTATTTGTATAAGTTTTTATAAGATATTCTAAAAGTTCCACTGGTTTTTGTGTTGGATGAATAGAATTTTTACCTATGATATTTGGATAATATAATACATCATTTGGAAATCCAGTAAAAGATTGATATTCTTTTCCTATTTGATTATCTCTTTTTCCAACTGTTCTTCCAGAATTGTAATTTTTATTTACAACTTTTTTTCCAGAACTAACAACTCCTTGTGGATAGTAATTCATTCTACTTCTTAATTGTGATTGATGCCCCCATTTAGATTTACTAAAAACACCAATAGTTTTCACAGATTTCATAGGTCTATTTTTTGCGTGTTGATACAAACTTGGTTTTGTTTTTACCCAATACCAATCATATCTATACATAGCAATATTACTCATTCTTAAATGAGTTGAAAATGGTTCTGACCCAAATAATAAAATAGAACTATTTTCTTTTATTATTCTATTATAATGTTCCCATAAAAAATTAAATGGAATTATAGTATCCCAAGAACAAGCAGTTGTTCTATAAGGTAAATCGCATAAAATCATATCAATAGAATTGTCTTCTATTTTTTTCATTTCTTCCAAACAATTACCAAGATATAAGGTATAATTTTCAGAAACTATTTCAAATTCTTCCATCAGCATATCCACAATTAACAAAACTTTGATAGTCCCAAATATCAACACATAAACATTCTACCACATTATTCATCCAAATAACACCTTTTCCATTTTCCCATCCATTTTGTAAATAGAAACTTACTTCTTCTTTTTTAATAAACTTTCTTTTTTTCAAATCTTTGTTATGTATCCAAGTTCTACCAACAGAAGATTTTGCAATATTATCTTTATGTTGTTTGGTTAGTTTTTGACCTCTTTTACTTTCTGCTATTTTGTCCTTTGTTTCTTGAGTATGATTTGTATTGAAATTAGTATAAAGACCAAGAGAATATCTATACTTTTTAGTTTTTATCATTTTCTCTTTTGATTGTTGAGAGAAACTTATTTCATAATTCCACGCTCTTCCATTTTCAATATTCTTCTGTATTTGCTCTTGATTTGCTCCGTGATAATGTTTTTCATAATTGCAAGTTTCATATCTCATATTATATCCACACCCATCCATGTAATGAGATTTATATTTGCGAATATAATAATCTTCTTTCATTCTTGCTTCACTCCCATTAACTTCTTCTATGACTTCAATAGTAAAGTTTCTTTTACCATATTCAATAATAGCATCAGACAAAAGTTTATTACCTTCGTGTCTTCCAAGAGTAATATGTTCTTGTAATCTTCTATCCAATTCATTTTTAGTCAGTCCAACATAATACATATGTGGATTGACTGCTGTGTTGGTAATTAGATAAATCTTTACTTTCATATCAGTAAGTTATACTACTATTATTTATAAGAAGTATAACTTACACACACTATTCCTTTACATAAAGACAGATTCCCTCTTCAAGACCCCCCCTGATATTCATTTCTCCATTTTCTGTTGGGAACAAGTGCTCTTCACTACAAATGATTTCTTTACCATCTTCCAAAGTAATCTTATAAGATTTCTTTTTAGTTTTAGGAAAGACATTCAATACTTCATTATATCCATTATTAGAAAGCACCAAATCTCCAACTTGAATGTTAGAAATATCTTTCAATCCTTGCTGTGTTTGAACTTGTGTTTTCAAGTCCAAGCAAAACCCTGAACGTGTAGTTTGTGTTGCACTCATAATAGGAACATTAAACTCTACAGCAAGACCACGAAGTTCTTCCGCAATGGACTTAACTAGCGTATAAGAGTTGATGTTACTTCCACCCTTAAATCGCGAGGAAGAACAAATATTCAGATAATCAATAAAGATGATATCTGGATGAAATGACTTCTTCAATGCAAGTTCATTGAGAAGAGACTTAAAGTGTCCAGAGTGTGCCGAAGCAGTTGGATACTCTTTGATAATCAAAGTACCTTGAGTCTTCTTTGCAAGATTATTAACCTTGTTTTCAAACATTTGCTTTGGAAGATTTCCAATATCCTGAATAGGAACATTCAGGAGGTTTGCGTCAATTCTTTCAGCAATGCGCTCTTCTGCCATTTCAAGCGTAATGTACAGAACGTTCCGTCCTTGGAGCAAGACGGAGCTAGCCACATGGCACATAAACAACGATTTTCCAACTCCAGTATTATGAGAAGAAACCCCATTAGTATAATACCTATGGTTTGGATGATTTATATTAATATCTACAATAGGTATTTTTTCTCCCGTGAAGAAAATTTTACCAAGTTTATACCCATTTTTAGTAAGAAAATGCATTACATTAAATTTTTCATAAAGATATGATGCCGACATCCACCCAAGAGATGTTTGGAATAAATGGTCTCCATTACATCTAATTGTATCATATCCATCAACTTTGAGAACATATTCATCATACATTCCTTTATCAATAAAATAATTAACAGGAACATATCCATCAGCAGAATCAACTTCTACTTCATATCCATCATCAAGTAATGTTTTAATTTCGGCAATTGTAGTTTCTTTTTCAATCCACATTTTGTATAAATAGTATTAGCAGGGACAGGGAAATGTTTAGTCAAATCTATTATAACCTATGCGAAGACAGTAAGTCAAAACATAGTAATTATAAAAAATATTCTGGACTACACGAACATCATATTTTTCCTAAACATATGGGAGGAGATGATAGTGAAGAAAATCTTACTTATTTAACTGTAAGAGAGCACATCATAGCACATTATTTACTTTGGAAAATTTATAAAAATCCAAATGATTTAAGGTCTATGAAAATGTTGGGGGCAAATATAACACCTCAGCATAGAAAAATAATAGGAGAATTTTGTAGGGATAATCAAATTGGATTCTTCTCAACCCCAGTAGAAGAAAGAAAAGATTGGATACTAAGGGGAATAGAAACTCAAAAACAAGAATATCTAATCAATAATACTAAAAATTTTTATTATTGGAGCACAGAAGAAGGAAGAAAGGAAAGAGCATCTATTGGAGGAAAACAAAGAGCATCCATAGAATTCAATTATTGGGCATCTAATGAAGGAAGAAAAACACGATCATCATTAGGAGGAAAAGCACATAAA